TTTCCCCTGCTCCTGTTGCAGAATGACCGATAACAACAGCAACGCAATTATTTGCCGAGTTATTAACAAAAAAGTTTCCATTGACAACAAACGATGGAATTTTTCTGCCCCCCGGAGCGTAATTACCCGGAGAAGATGTAGGAATAGCTGGTAAAAATGCCGTGTCGAAATGAATTACTGTATGAGAACTTGGGGCATCTGGTCGAGTATAAAAATTATTTCCAGTGACGATAGCCTGTATAAAATTACCTACTATACTTCCTAGCCTATTGTTAAAATGCGAGTTTGACACCTGCATAGATAAAAACCCTGCAGGATTTGTTGAATAAATAGCATGATCATTCGCAACAAAACCGCAGTTGACAATATATAATCCCTCGGCATCTGCATCAATATTGCCACCGCCCGATAATTCGCACAGTATCGCTTTTTCGCAAAAGAAAATTTGTGTGTTAGACACATGATACTCTGTTGCTTTGTTGGGGCTATCAACAATAATACCTGATGTTGTCCCTGCCGATTGAACGCCACCAATGGCTTTTCGACCATTTAAAAGAGAATTTTCAAGCTTTGCATGAGGCGTATTAAAAAATCTTACATGAGTAGTCCAATAAGAGCCTTCTGTTGCCCCTTCAATATGAACTCGATCAATGCAAACAGACGGGTCAACGGCCCCTTCTGCAAATTGCGTTTGATTAAAGTTAAGCGCAATACCCCCTAAAGCCTGAGATGTCTGTATTGTTAAGTCTTGAACAGTTATTTCCTGTCCATCAGCCACACCGCCCTGCACAGCAGTTGTCCCTGACATTGTAAACTCAAATCCAGCGTTTGCTGCATTGCCGGTAAATTTAACAAATGTAATTCCCATACCAGCGCCCATAATGCGAACTGGGATACTTGCTGGAATTGTATGCTTGACGTTTGTTTCCCAATTACCCGGCCCGAAATAAAGAACACCACCGCCATTTGTTGTAATGGTCGTTAGGGCTGCATTAATTTCGGTTGAAGCACTTCCCGAAACAGGAGCGCCATTATTTACTGAAACAACCGCAAAACCTTGGGTTCCTGTTCCCGGGGTTATACTGGTAATTACTCCTTTGTCGTTTACGGTAATTGTTGGGTTTGCTATACCAATACCTTGCTGTGCCGCTGGTATACCATTTTGAACCTCCATCCCTATTTGCTGGTTTCCTGTTAATGGGCCACCGCCATTAAGTCCTTGATGACCAGTTACCGTTATTGTGTTTGAAACTACGCCACTAGGGCCATCTGTTACACTTGTGACTCGCCCATAACTATCAATACTAAGGTTTGACGGGTTTGTGTAATCATTAGCAACTCCCGATATACCTTCCAAGTCAACACGAACATCAGCAGACATAGCGCCACCGCCCGTAAGACCAACTCCTGCCGTAAGCTGTCCTGTCGTTCCTCCACCGCCACTGCCACCACTTCCGCTTTGGATAGAAATTATTCTTCCAAACCTATCTACAGTGACGTTAGGATTAGTGTACTGACCCGGCCCACCTTGCCCAAATGAAACATTATCCAACTCTAGTGTCCGGCTCGAACTTAAAGCCCCACCGCCAGTTAGACCTTCGCCTGTGTCCACTCTTGTTGTTGTCGGAACTTTTGAAGGGTCAATGGTTGTTGCTGTGCCGGATGTAGACCCATCTTTTGCAATTATTGACCTGCCCGTAGGATCAAACCCTAAATATTTATTTGATCTGTCGGTAGCGGTTGCTGTGATTTCAACTTGATCGCCGTCAAAGTCTGTATCCAGAAATCCTATTTTTTGATCTATTTGTCTCTGTAAATCTTGGTGGGTTGCAACTATTTGATCTAACTGCTTATTTAATTCCCGAATATTAAAACCGCCAGACGGAGGAAAATCTGTTGTCCGTTCTTGCGTAACATTTCTGACTAACGTAATTGTTGTGTTTGTAACTCCGGCATTTAAGGTTACAGTACCATCAGAAAAACCGCCGTCTGTTGCCTCCGTGCCTGTAATTGTGTAATCGGCTGTTTCACTTCTTCGCAAATTACCATCAAAAACCGTAATGTCTTTAGTTTGGAAAAATGGAAACGGTATAGAAAAAGTTGTTTGAGAAGCAGAACCAACCGTATACTGGGTACGAGTGGCAACTTCTGTAATGTTTAAATCAGCCATGCAAACCTCCGCGATCAGAAGATGATATGATTGTTTTTGTTAAGGTACGCACAATTATTCAGTCCCGTCTTCAAGAGAACTGAATAACCAATCCAAATGCGCTATTCTATTATAAGGCATTAAATCCCTTGCTTTAGAGGGGTCTATATTGCCTGTCAATACATCGCCAGCAAAACTAGCTGCAGTTGATGCCGACTTAAAGGATGGCCCAAGCATATACTGCATTGAGGAAAATTCCCCATGATTCTCACTGGCCCCCAACATTGCCTGTATGGATAAACTTCCTCCTGTAGCGTTGCTTGCCAGATTATCCGCATCCATAAACCAGCCTGTCCAGCCAGCGCGACCAACAGCCCCAATTAATAATTCGTTCCAATCCTTATCGGGAGAGCCAAGTTGTGCGCTTCTTATTTGCTCAACAGCCAACCCTACCCCGGTCATCAAAGCTATCTGCGTCAGCACATTTCTGTCGGCATCCTGTAGTGCTGGCACAAGAACACGCTGATGAGATGACATAGCAAAGGACTTAAACTGTGTAAGCAAAGATATGTACTCGTTGCTCATAAATAATGGGCGCTCACCCAAACCGGGAGTAACAACAACAGTATTTATTTCCTTGCTGAGAGCATTGTCAAAAGCATCCTTGGCGACTAAATTTTCCCAATTACGGCTATTAGCAATAATATTTGCGTCAGTTACATCCCAGTGGTCTTTCATTTTGTAAATAGATTCTGCTTCTGCTTCCCCAATACCAGACTTAGCAAGCCGTTCACGCTGTTTAGCAGTGGCTTTGCCAAGGGCAACAGCCGTTACATCATCTAGTATTTTAGTGCCGACGATAATTCCACTGCTCGTTTTGACGAAATCATTCCATAATGACATACCGTTTATCATAAAGTTAAACGACGCCAAACTGCCAATAGCCGACTCAAATCTATTGTGCAAACCAAAACTATCCCCTACATCAGCTATCTGAGCTGCACGGCTACTTAGCCAGAACTCATAGCTTTCTCCTATAGAACGGTTTTGAGCTAAACCCTTTTTCCACACTTCATTTTTTGTAAGCGCCTCAAATAAACTGCCGAAAGAATTACGCAAACCATTTGCCGTAACAACTCTTGCAATATCAGGAGCTGCAGCCATTGCCCCCGTAAGCATTGTCATAGCTGAAAAGTTTTTCGCAATTCGTATAGCTTTAGATACACCGCTAGACGGGTCTGACGGCATCATATAAGTACCCCGAAGCAAATCACGCATAGCCCGTAAATCTTCTAATGTATCAGCCTTCTGTTTGTTTAGCTGTTTTAACTGCGCTTCTGTTTTTGCCGCTTTAATTTTTTCATCGAAATTTGCGATAACTTTAGCGATTGGGCCAAGATCGCCTGTATGTACATTCGGAAGCTCTAAATCAACGGAACCAAACTTTTTGTACAGTTCAATATCAGGAGCAACGCCTCGCATATATGTAGTCATTATTGTTAATATGTCATTTTCAAGAAAGTCTTCAAAATCTACATCATTGATAAAATCAAGTTCACGTTTATGAAAAGCGCCAGCTACGCCTGTCAGCGACCCATCTGCACTTTGAACAAAGGGATTGTAGTCTCGCAGTGATCTGGCAATTTGAACTGCCTTTTCCCTTTTCAGCCCCCCGACCTTCATTATTCGTTCTACAAACTGATCAAAGTTTTTTTCTATTTTATCCTTTCGCCACATACGGGGAATATACCCCTCTGCTGTAGCTCGCAGGGCATCGTTTGTCTGCTTAATTTCTTTCGTTAGTTGTGCAATTCTAGCAGCGGTCTTTTTAGAGGCCGTCTTTTTTTGAAGCCGTGCAAGCTCGCGCAGTCTTTTATCATTGATGATACCGCTTTCAATAATCTCATCCGTATATTTTTTTATCGTTGCGTTTACTTGAGCCGCAGCATCATCAATCTCAGGGATACCGCTTTTTTGCTTGCTACGCTGTACTTGAGAAATACGCTGTCTAAATTCCAAAATTGTAGGTATTTTGTTTTGACTTAATCCCAATACACCGCCTACTCTCCGCAACGGATTTACATTCATGCGCTTGAGCATATTGTTGTAGCCATTGTAAATACCTCTGTGCAACTCACCAATATCCGCACGGTATCTTGTTTTAATGGTTGTCTCCAATGCCTGCTCTGTTGGCTGAAACCCAAATTGCGCTGTATTTTTCCGCAGTTTTGGAACCACCTCAAACACACTTAACAAAAGTGATTTGGCATCCGAGTCTATGCCAGTAAGTATGCGAGATATTGGCGACACCATATCCCCTAAAGCCCATGTTTTCTCTACACTGTTTTGTATTAACTCTTCAGCAATGCTCTCAGGCTTTGGTGGACTTGCTTCATTCGCCATTGAGCCAACCGATGCTTTTCCCTTTGGCCCTGCTTCAGACGCCTTTCCTTCTTTAATTATCTTTTCGGACATAAGGTGTTGCCCGGCAGCGTCTTCAGCGGTTACTTCCTCTCCATTGCGTTTTTTAACTTTGTGAAATTTACTGAAAATACCGCTTAAAACATACTGCGTACCAGCAATAGCAAGTGTTTCGAATATTGCTCCGCTTACATCTCCTGTTTCATCTGATTGGGGAAACGTGCGTGTCGCTGCTAAGCCCCCAGCTTTTCCTGCTTGGATAACCGCACTGACGCCAGCTTTTGTACCCAAAGCAACCCACGCTTCCGGCACTGCTGCGTAACCAATAATTTGACCAGCTAACGATGCTTCCGGCGCTCTTGCCATGCGCATACGTTTCTGTTCGGCATTTATTAAATGCTGTGTGCGTATTTCAAACTGTTCTTCATTAACAACTCTTGGTGCGTTCCAACTGCCCTCGTAGTATTGCCGTAAAGAAGATATACCCATTGCTTCCAGCCTTGCATCTAAATCAAATTCTGGATCAGCTTCCGGGTTAATGCCGTTTTCATAATTGTAGGCAAGCTCATGAATATTTACGCCTGTGCGATTAAACGCATCAGCAAGTCCTTCTAATGTTGTTTCGTTTGGCATATACACACTTTTAATGCCCTCCCAAGTAGCACTCCACGCTTCACTTTTAGATATTCTGTACGAATTATCCCATGATGGCGCTTCAATAATTGCTGTTTCCAGCGATGTATTTCCAAAACTAGGAACAGGAGGAAGTATCCCTGACAAATCATCAAGTTCCTCCTGACTACGCACTCTTTGAGAGCCGGGGGTTACGATTACAGGAGTGTGCCGTCTTGCAAGACTGCGCAACTCAGGCCGTGTATCAATCTCTCCGTCAAGTTCTGACGCCATCATGCTTTCCTTTTAGGCTGCTTTTTTCTGTTTGCTTTTTTGCTTATAACAGAGAGGTTGCTTGGGCGGTTGTCTCTTGGATTGCCGTTTTTGTGATGAACTTCTTTGCCACGCCCCGGCTTTTTAAGACGGTTTGCTTTATTCCTAGCTGCACGGTCTAGTTTGCCCTTTTTGGTTCCGTGTGTAGCTTTGTATTCTTTTTTATAGTTTCTTGGCTTGCTCATTGCGTATCCATTGCCGGGTCTACAGAGTCATCAGGATTGTTTGTTAAACCAAAACCCTGTTTAATAGGACGGTTTTTAGCTATAGCATCCAATCGTTTGCCAGCGCTTTTTCCTGCCAGACCACCGCCTCCAATATCAAGCCACCCCGTACCTATAGCTTCGCTTCCGAATCCATGACCTTTTTCCATTATCGCTCTGGAAGCGCTAGTCTGCCTTACGTCAAATGAGTCGGAAAAATTAATACGAGGGCCACGACCGGGAATAAATAACTTTTGTGTATTGTTATGTTGGTCAATTATAACCATTTCGTAGGTTGTTTGCATTTGCCCGTCAGGGCCACGAAACTGTTGCCCGTTCATTAACTTTAATCTGCCTGCTTTATACAGTAGCCCTAAATCAATTTCCCCTTGTCCATCTACTGCGTTATCCCTGCCTCGACGGTATTGCGATTTGTAACGAAACCACTGATCGGACATCGTTTTCCCTGTTGCCGCTTCATCCATTTTTCTTAATATCTGGTCTGCCTTTTCAATCATTGATATTGCAATTTGCTTTCCAGAAACTTGATTTCCTCTTGGGTCTTTTAACACCTGCTCCGGGGGAAGATTATGAACATACATACTGTTTTGGTCTTTTTGATACATATTACTGCTAAAACCCAAACTGCCGTTTACGGAGCCTAGTTTATTTAAAACAGTTCTAATTGCCCCTTCATTGGTAATTTGACCCTTATCAAATTTAAGAAACTCTTTAGACAGCTCTCTCTGAACTTTTCTCCGCGCCGATTCTGACATTGTAATCATCTGGCTGTCTAATCCTGCTGTTAATGCGTTCCAAAAACCAAGTTTTCCCATCCCCTTTGTGATTAGATGAAGTTTATCGTTCATTACTGCAAAAAAATCATACGAGCCTGTTCTTGAGTGACCCACCCAACTGTTGAACAGTCCAGCACCAAAAGAAGCAATGATTCCGTCTGCCCCCATTTCGTGCATAACTTTTTGAACAAGATTAACGCCGTCTTCATCCACCGTAGTTACAAGCTTCTGTGCCTCAGATATTGCTTCATTAGCATCACCTTTAAACAGTGGATTAAAAATTGTCTGTTTAATATCATTTATTTCTTGAACACTCATTGACGGGTCTATAATCTCAAACAATGCATTAACTTGCATATTCTGCGGTAAAACAATCTCCGCACCTATATTTGCGCTATCCAGATTGTATATCTCAATATCCTGCTTTAGTTTTGCTAATGACTTTAAAGTTGCTGCATCTTTTCTAATATCAAACAAGCCCTCTATTGCTTTTGGCAGTTTTTTATAACGTGACCATTCAGAAACATTTTCCTTAAAAAAAGCCTCTGTTTTTATCGGGTCTTTAAATACATCTTCTTCTATAGCTGCATTTACTTTGCGAGCCGTGTAGTTTTCCCACCACAATATGTCTTTATTCTCAGGCTGTTTTTTGCCAGAAGTTACGTTATCATGTTCAATTTTACCGTTTTTGTAACCAAGAATACGTTCTTCTATTTTTTTTAGTTGGGATTTGGACAGCGCTGTGCCGTGAGAAAAGTGAGTAGGAGCTACAGCTATCTCCCCATTTGTTGCTGCGGCTTCAAGTTCGGACATTTGCTTTACCTGATTCCTTATTTCCTCCGCATCTATAGCGCCTTTTTTGGCTGCTGTTTCAAGTGTGTAAAACCGTCCCAGTTCTCTAGTCCTCAGACTGTTAAAAATTCTTCGGTCTGCTCCTTTCCACGATTGTTGATGTGTGTCAAAAAACTCATTAATATCTTCAAAGGAAAGCCATCCTCTCCTTTTTTCTATAATTAAAGATTCAAGACCCTGCTGTTTGTCGCTGGTAGCCTCAATTTGCATTTCATCACTATGTTTCTCTGCCAGCTTTTCATACAATGCCGGGTGCAAAAATGCCTCTGCCTCCGCTAATCGCTGTTTTTGTTCGTTAAACGATAATTTTTCAAAATCCAAAACATATTTCGCGTGGCTTTTTTTAATTTTTGCGTCTAAATCTGTTTGCTCCAAAACGCCCCTGACGATTCCCTCAAAATTTCTTTTGGAAGTAAACTGATTAGCAAACTGCTCTGCTCTTTTAGTCAGGAGTTTTTCAGCCTCGGCTCGCCCCATTGTTGCCGCAACTCTCGCGTATTGCCGTGCCGTTATTTCCGTTGCAAAATCTATTCTTTGTGCAGAAAATTGTTTATTTATTACCTCTTGCGGTATTGTTCCCTGAGAAGCAATTCTTAACCTTTCCTGCAACGCAGTCAGTTTTGCATAATGTTCGTTTTGAAACTGCTCACTGTCAAAATTTTCGCCTACATTGTCTATCGCTCTGCGTCTGAGTTCTTCTACCTCCATTTGAATTGCTTGAACATTTTGATCAATATTGTACGCAACCTCTAAATCTACAGTTTTATTTACTATTGGGCTTATAATGCCCGGCAACTGTGCTTTTAACTCAGCCTGCACAGAAGGGTTTACACCTTTAAGCATTTTTCTTGTGTATTTGCCCAATTCATCAGCCATTGCAGCTGAGTCAGGAACGCCTTCCTGAGATACCTGTATTTCTTTTGCCCTGTCGTAAACTGACGCAACACTTTCCGCTACGGTTATGCGATCTTCTTCGGCATACAGTTCTTTCAGTTCCTGTGCAGCATCACGCTGTACTGTACGAGCAAAATCCCCGATAGGGTTTGTTGGACGCACGTATGGCATATTGCTTATGGAAAGACTTCGTGTTTCTCTCGTTAATGCCATTATTTCCTCACCTTTTACTTGCCTTTAGCAATGTTTTGCCTCCGGCAAATGCTGTTTGCAGTGCGCTGGCTTTATACGCTGCAGAATCCGCTTTACCTTGCAACTGTATACCCCTAACCGCACTTCCACCTGACACTCTGGTTGCCAATATATTATCTGCATCCCGTCGAAGGTTTTCTGTTTGCAGTGCAAATGCGGATCTGCCTGTCGAATCACCGCCATACGCTGCTCGCAACGCTCTATTACGCGCTTTTCGCTCTGCCGACTCTCTGCGCAGTTGCGCTAACTGTCGCTGTGTCTCTAGTTCTCTTTGTTTAGCGGCTTCGGCTGCTCTTTTCTTTGCAAGGTTTGCCTGTTTAATATCAGAAACAACCCCAACAGCCGTACTCGCCGCAGTCAAAGCCAGTAATATAGTCTCTGTTCCAGCCATTAGTACGCTATCTCCGCTTGCATTGATAAAATTGTTGCTTTCATAGGCTCATTAAGGGCCAATGTAATCGTTGGTTCTCTGCTATAGCCAAGAAAATTAAACTCATATGGGCCATTTTTTGCTATAGGCTGGCCCGGTAAATTATCCGTTACATTACGCGTAAGGATAACATCATCCTGTACGGTTAAAGACAATGTATCGTATGTTTCCACTATTAAGCGACTTAAACGGCGCTTTCTTCCACTTAGCGTTCCCGATCTGGTGGGGGCATCAAATGGCATTGGTTGTAAATAGGATAGAAAAGGAAGGCCAATTTCAACCTGCACTTGCGGTTCTATTGTGTCCTGTAAATTAATATTACCTAGCTCATCTACCATATATTGCCCTAGGAACGCGTTCCTTGACCGTACAGCGACCTTCTGGCCTGCATAGGTCAATAGCCCCGAAAAATTTCTAGTGGCTGTAGTAGAGCTTACAGTGGTCGCAAGATCAAAATAGCGAGTTGTGTTAAATTTCTCTATAAAATGCCTGTACGTTCCACCAATACGCCGTTCTGCAATTACGAATATATCATCATTGACAACACACACGCTTTTAAACTTATCGTTTGTTTGCTCCGAGGTATATAAATTTAACTGGCTCATAAAATGCTCTGTAGAACTAAATCTTGTATCGGAGTTTGCATAATTAACTGTGTTGGAGGTTTTTCCTGCGTCATTAGTGCCGGGAAACCACAAAGCCCAACCACGCGATTCTTGTTCTCGTATGCTGTGCATTACCGCAAGCGACCCGTTTCCCATTACAAAAAATGCGTATTGTTCTGGATAATTCGAGCTTACAAGCACTGCGCTATCAATAGGGTTTTCTATAAGATGACCAGCCAATATACTTACGCTAGGGCTTTCATAAGCCTGACTTAAATCTTTGAAGTGATATTCACGCACATTTTTACCGCGCCCACGCTGAACAAACAATATTGCACCATCAAATACGTGCGGTTTAACACGCTTGCACCCATAAAATGTTTGCGGTTTAACATTCATGTTTGTTGGCGTAAGAGCTTCACCATCATCAACTGATGTGTACATCTCTGCACCATCTGTAAATATTGTTAAATCTCTGCCCGGAATCAAATACTCTATTTTACGGACTTCCGATGTCGCTGCATTAAAATCTATTGCGTCATCATCTAACGCTTCTCCAACATCAAAATTAAAAAACTGCTCGGTTTTGCTTGCCAACAATGCTGAAGGCCGGGTTCTAGGGCCATTAAACCATAATCGGCCCTCTCTAAAACAAGCAGTAGACGGGTATCCTCTATATCGACTAAATAAAGGCTCTCCCCAATCCAATGTGTTTGTTGATGCGTTATATAATGTGGTGCCTGTGGTTCCAAAATCTTTTTTAATTGTAACTGTTGCATCCTGCAATATGCTACTCGGATGCAATGCCGTTACTTCCACTTCTTTTAAAACATTATCAGATGGGTCTAATATCGAAAT